TGGCAAAGGCATCGACTTTTCTATTACATCATCAGGCTCTGGCACGATGACCAGTGAGTTGCTGGCTGACTATGAAGAGGGTACTTGGAGTCCTATTATTAGCACAAGTAGTGGCCCCGTAACCAGTTACTCATCATCTGGAACTTATGTAAAAGTCGGTAAAGCTGTAGTTGTAACTTTTAATTTTACGGTAACCAATTACACAGGTGGTGGTGGGTCAGGTGTTATTGGAAATCTTCCTTTTGCGTCTTCAGCATCCGCATTCAGTGGAGCATATAGAGAATCTGCCACAACAGGGGCTATTCATACTTTAATGTACTACACCTCAACAGAAGCAATTTCATTTGCTTCAGTTGCATGGAATACTGGTTCAGTTGGTTCTGGTTCATTCTGCTACACATCTTCATAAAAATCACATTATGTCGTTAACTAAAGCATCCTTTTCAATGATAGCCGGAACCCCGGTTAATGTTGTTGATTACATTTCCAGTGGAACAGGAACTGTTGGCGACCCGTATGTTGGATGGGATACAAGCGTACCCTGGGCGGCTAACACACGATTTAATTTTTCTAAAGGGGTATTTCAGCACGCCAATGAATTATCTCTTGCTTATGACGGTATTTCATTAGTCGGTATTGGTGTTGGCACTATCCTTAAATTTACGGGCACAGGTGTTTGTGTTCGGTTTGAAGGTACGGGAACTGGCGTTTATAAAATAAACATGGAAGGCTTTTTAATCAAAGGTAATGCAAATTCCAATTATGGTATTTATCTAACAAATTGCCACCACATTACATTTAAAAATATCCATGTTGTGGATGTTACGCTTTATGCCTTTTCAATTAACTTTTCTGTTCTTGGCATTATTGAAAATTTTAGTTGCACTGTAAATGGTGGTTACTCTACATTTATGCCAACAAATGGCTTATTTATAGATTCCTCTGGCACTTTTAGTTCCACTTACTCAACTGAACAAACAATCATTAACCCAATTATTGAAGGCGTTTCAGGTGCTGGTATTATTTTTGGCAGATGTATTTTTAGCAAAATTATAAACGGCACATCAGAGGCTAATGGTACTGGCGTCATTTTATCCTCTAATTCTGGAATTAACAGCATTGAAGGCATTGATTGCGAATCCAATGGAACTTGTGATTTTGACATTGAAGGCATTGGTAACATTTTAAACGGTGTAATTTCAGGTTCTACAGTTGCATCCCCTTTTAGAATTAAAGGGAATAACACGCAAGTCAATGGTGGTCACGCATACGCTGTAAGCAATACTGGAACACGCACAGAATTTACCAACTTTGGGATTACAGGTGGTTTGTACACAGACACAGGAACTCAAACCATCATCCATAGCCTTTTAAATGAGGTTACAAACCAGTATTACCCAACTACAAACAACGATGCTAATTTGTTTTACAACGGTGGTTTTGAAGCGTGGAATGCGGGTACGTCAGTAGCACCTGATGGCTGGACTTTATCTGGCGCTGGGGCGGCTATTGCCAGAAATTCCGTAACGACAAAATACGGTACTTACTCTGCACAAATAACCAGGTCTGGAACAAACGTAGTTTTAAATCAGCAAAATTTCTTTAACGAAATTGGTCTTGTATATTTAAAAGGTAGACAACTGGTTTTTAGCGCCTGGGTTTGGTCTTCAGTTGCCGATGTTGCTCGACTTTCGGTATCCATGTCTACAAGTGCGCCAGTGTCTGCATACCACACAGGTGACAGCACTTGGCAACTGCTTACGCTTTCGTTTTATGTAACTACAACTGCAACCACAGTCACACCTTATTTAGAAGTAAACAACACAAACACCGCTGTTTATTTTGATTCGGTAGCAATGAACTACGGTGCTATGCCTGTTCCGTATTTAGACCGTCCTGTAACACCGGCTCATATTACTGGTGGCGCTGGTAGTGCTGGTGCGGGAAATCAATATGTGTCCATGATTGTTGACGGCATCACATACAAAGTTCTTTACGACAATTAACCCGTACCAGTTCGGATAACTGGAAACCTTAATGCCTGGCTGGATGGTCAGGTTGGAAACAAGGAAATGTTATGGCTCTCGAAAAAGTTATCTCTGTTGATCTGATTGAAGTGCTTGAAAACGGCACACTTCAAGTTCGCACCAAGACCGCCATTATGGAAGATGGCAAGCAGATCAGTGGCTCATTCCACCGCCATGTCGTTGCCCCTGGCGACGACTACAGCAAGCAGGACGCCCGAGTAAAGGCCATCTGTGCTGCAACGCATACGGCGGCTGTGGTGGCGGCTTACAAGGCGGCACAAGCTGCACAAGGAGTTTGACATGGCTAACGAACAATCCGCATTTTTTCCAAACGGCCCAACCGTTGTAGTGACCGCTAATTCAAGCGCTCCAACAGCCGCGCAAATTTTGCCAACTTTTACGGCAGTCACGCCGCCTACCAACCAGTACCGAGTGGTCAATGTGGGTTCAGTAACGGCATTTTTAGGAGTTGGCGCAACGGCTGCAATTGCAGTTACCAATGCCGCAGCAGTTACAACAACTGGCAATGGCATCCCCATTGTGGCTGGCGCTGTGGAAGTGTTTAACTTTCCGCCAACCTCATTTTTCACCGCAACAGCGGCATCGTCCACGACACTTTACATCACTCCTGGACAGGGACTATAATGTTTGTACTGGCCCAATGACCAGGGAATCTTAGGATTCAAAAATGTCAGAAGTAGAGCAAGTAGCGGAATTAGCCCCCGCGCCGGAACTGGAAACCACGGCGGTTACTCCAGAACCTGTAGTTGAAACGCCGGAAGTAGCAGCTAAGACATTCTCGCAAGAGGAACTTGACGCCGCTATTGGTAAACGCCTCGCAAGAGAGCAGCGAAAGTGGGAACGAGAGCGACAGCCTGCGCCAGCAGTGGCAGTGGACTTACCTCCGCAAGATCAGTTTGAGTCGGTCGATGCTTACGCAGAGGCCAAGGCTTACAAGCTGATTGAGCAGCGGGAACTCCAGAAACAGCAAGCTGAGATTCTTGATGGGTATCACGAACGTGAAGAAACGGCTAGGTCTAAGTACAGCGACTTTGAACAAGTTGCCTACAACCCCAGCCTCAAGATTACGACCGTGATGGCACAGACGATTCAATCGTCGGACATTGGGCCTGACTTGGTTTATCACCTTGGCTCAAATCCGAAAGAGGCAGATCGTATTTCTCGACTAGCGCCTATTTTGCAGGCTAAAGAGATTGGACGACTTGAGGCTAGATTAGCCGAGAACCCCGTCCAAAAGCGTACTTCTGGTGCGCCTGAGCCGATTTCACCAGTCACCGCCCGAGGGGTGGGTTCTGGGTCTTTTGACACAACTGATCCACGGTCTATCAAGACCATGAGTACCAGCCAGTGGATTGAGGCTGACAGAGCGCGACAGGTAAAAGCGTTGCAGGCGAAAAAGTTTTAATTTATTTTCTAAGGAAAAATCGTGGCTAACAGTATTCTTACCATTGACATGATTACTCGGAAGGCTCTTGAGATTCTTGAGAACAACCTGGTAATTACCCGCAACGTGAACCGACAGTACGACGACAGCTTTGCTGTGAGTGGTGCAAAAATCGGCTCTACCCTGCGTATTCGCCTGCCTGACCGGGCACTGGTGACTGACGGTGCAGCCCTGCAAGTGCAGGACGATGCCGAGCAAAGCACCACGCTGACGGTTTCTACGCAAAAGCACATTGGCGTGAACTTCACCACCGCTGAGTTGACTTTGCAGTTGGATGACTTTGCAGAGCGGGTTCTCAAGCCCCGCATCTCTCAGTTGGCCTCCAGCATTGACGCTGACGTTGCTAACGCTTACAAGGCCATCTTCAACACCGTAGGCAGTCCTGGTACTTCGCCAAATAGCGCGTTGGTTCTGTTGCAAGGGCAGCAGAAACTTAACGAGTCGGCTGCTGGTATGGCTCCTCGCTACGCTACCGTTAACCCTGCGGCTAACGCTGCTTTGGTCAACGGCTTGTCTGGTTTCTTCAACCCTACCGACACCATCAGCAAGCAGTTTAAGAACGGCATGATGGGTACTGGCGTGTTGGGCTTTGACGAAATCAACATGAGCCAGTCCATCAAGGTTCACACCACCGGCTCACGCTCTGGTTCACCCCTTGTTAACGGCGCTGTCAGCACCCAAGGCCAATCGACCATCAGCATTGACGGCCTGACTGGTGCATCGGATACGGTGACTGTTGGTGATGTGTTTACGATTGCAAACGTGTTTGCAGTTAATCCACAGACCCGTGAGTCAACTGGTTCGCTACAGCAATTTGTTGTGACTGCCGCACAAACGGCGTCTAGCAATGCTTTGGCAAACATGGCAATCAGCCCACCGATCTACACCAGCACAAGCGCCCTGGCTACCGTTAACAGCTTCCCTGCTGACAACGCTGCCGTGACCTTTGTTGGTACGGCGTCTACTGCCTATCCGCA